AAGCCAAGGGGTAGATGCCGGCGACGACGATCGCGAGGCCGATGACGGCGACCGCTGCGCACGCGGCGCGGATGATCAGCCAATCCACCGGGCGCAGAGCGCGACGACGAGCACGAGCAACCCGGCCGGCACGACCACTGAGAACGGACAACCGGGTAGCAGGCGCTTCCGAGGTCCCTTGCCGGCTGGCCCTCTCGGGCCGGATCCTGCGCGGCCCTTGGGTGTGCGGCCGGCGCGTCCGGGCTTCACTGGACATGGCCGGCGCTCGCAGGGGCGGGCAGGAACTGAGTGATGGGAACGCCCAGCGCATCGGCGATCCGGATCAGGTCGGCGACGCGGAGCGGGGTGACTCCGCTCAGTCGGCGACTCACCCACATCTCGCTGGTGCCGAGCCTCTCCGCCAACTGATTACCGTTGATGTCTTGGCGGCCCATCTCGGCGCGGATCTCCGCGATGACCGATTCGGGTGCTGGATTGCTCACTCGGGTACTGTCTAACAGATCCTGTTAGACGTCAAGCAGAACCTGGGCAGTTTGGGCCATTCGGTTGACCCGACAACGGATCGCGTTAGAGAATCGCGCCCATGAGTACGCCCACGCGGACCGCGGACCTGAGCGACGCGGTAGCTGCCGAGATCCGAGCACTACTCGCGCGCCGGATGATGACCCAGGCCCAGCTCGCCGAAGGCTAGGCGTATCGGAGATGTGGGTCAGCCGGAAGGCCCGGGGTCGACAGCCGATCGACCTGAACGACCTCCAACGAATCGCGGGGGCCCTTGGCGTCCCGGTCGTGGACCTACTGCCCGCCGACGCGTCCGCTCCGCCTGTGGCCACAAGCGAACCGGTCCGCCCAGGCCTTACCACTAAGTATCAGGTCGACGCCGCACGGCCCAGGGACAACAGGCCGAAAGGTGGACCCCGACGCAGTAGCGCCAAACCTGGCCTAGGCCGTCCAGCCCTACTCCCCCGACCCGTCGCCGCCTGAGTAAGGACCGTCGATTGCTCGAACCGACCGTCAACCCGTGGTCACACAAACGACAGCGACGAAAGGATGCGGTATGAGTAACCTCATCGATGCACATCTCGCCCATTGTCGACATGCCGGCCTCGCCGGCAGCACCATCGAAGACCGCGGTCGCCTGCTACGAGCAGCCGACCGCGCCTTGCCCTACGGCCTCGACGCAGCCACCCACGGCGAACTGCTCACCTGGCTCGCGGCGTACACCAGCCCGCAGACCCGCCACACCTACAGCAACCATCTCCGCCAGTTCTACCGGTGGGCCACCGACCCCGACGACCCGTGGCTGACCCTCGACCCGACGACCCGCCTGCCCCGCGTCCGGGTCCCCGGCGGCATTCCCCACCCGGCCACGGTCGACGAGCTCGACACCGCGTTGGCCCGGCTACCGCAGCCCTGGGACCTGGCCGTCAAACTCGCCGCGTACGCCGGGCTGCGCTGCGGAGACATCGCTGACCAGGACCGGGGCGACATCACCGCCCAGACCCTGCGGGTCCGCCGCGGCAAGGGCGGAAGGCCCGCGATTCTGCCCACCCACCCGGTCATCTGGGACGCGGTCCGGGACCTCCCCGCCGGGCTGGTCATCCCCGGCCGGCCGCCCCGTACCCCCGGCCGGCGGTGGGTGTCGCAGCGGCTGCAGGCGATGCTCGACCGGATCGGCCTACCGCACCTGTCCGCCCACTCGTTCCGGCACTTCTTCGGCACCGAGCTGTACCGCACGACCCGCGACCTTCGGCTGGTGCAGGAACTGATGCGGCACTCCTCGCCGGCCACCACCGCCGTGTACACCCTGATCACGGGTGAGGAGCGCCGACTTGCGGTCCACGCGCTCCCCACCGTCGCCGCAGCATCCATGTAGACACCCAGCTATGTAACGGTACCGTGCCCCCGGCCTTCGTCGGGGGCACGTCTCGTCTGCTGGCGCAGAATACGCAGCGGCCGGCTCCATCGGGACCCGGCTTCGCGGGTCTGCGTCACGAACTCCACCCGCGGCAACCGGTCGGTCGGCAGGTGCGCCAGGTCGCCCACCACGAGCACCGCGCGCTCGTCGAACGCCAGCCGGCTGGCGTCCCGCCAGCGGCCACCCTTGGACTCTTCGACGATCCCGATGAGGTGGTAGCCCATCCGCTCGACGTACGCCAGGCAACGCGCCAGCCAGGCATCGGCGTCAGGTATGTCGGGGAGCCAGATCACCGCCGGTAGTTGCATGGCGCACACCCCCCCCCACTTGTAGGAGCGGCGGCTCCGCTATTTGACGTACACCCCGCGGCCGGGTCGGCCCGTCGTCAGCCCACGCTCGCGGAGGATCCGCAGCGCCTGCTGGATAGTGGACACCGACACCTCGAACTCGTCCGCCAGCTTGGAATAGCTGGGCAGCATCGTCCCCGACTTGTACTGGCCGGCCTCGATGCGCCGGGTCAACTCGTCCGCGATCTCGCGGTACGTCGGTGGAATCGCGGGCATGATCAACGTACTCCCAGGTCGGCCCGCTGATCTAACCACGATCACCTCCAGCACCTCAAGACCAACGTTGCGGATTCCATCTAGGCTACCTAAGGTGTCTTGCGTGGGCTAGCCCAGGTCGGCAAAACCGGGGCGAGCCCGCCCCCCGGGTCGGGGCGGTCGGCCTTCTTGCCCATAGCAGAGCTCGATACCGCCCGCCCCGACCCCCCGCTCCCATGGGAGGGGTGGCCATGCGGTGGCAGACCCGCCGGCAGGTCTACGCCAAGCTCACCGCCGCGAGGGAGGTCCGCATGGCCACCACCCAACGGGGCCGGCCGGCACCGGACGCCGCACCGGTGCCGGCTTGGGTCGCGGCAGCATCGGCGGCCCTGATCATCGCCATCTGCGCCGGGGTGCTGCTGCTGCAGCCCATCGGCGACGCGCTCGGCTGGGGGACACCATGACCGACGTCGACATCCCTGAGGGCACGCTGATCGACATCCCTGAGGGCAAGTGGAAGTACGGCAACGGGCGGCTACGGCTGCGGGTACAGCGGGTCCTCAACGAACTGTCTCAGTTCTACGGCGGCACGGAGGTGTGGATCGAGGGCGCGCGGTACGTCGAGGACCGGCCGCCGAGGCACACGCAGGTGCTTGTCCGCGTCGATGCCCTGCCCACCGTCGAGTCGGATGGCCTCTTGTGACCATGTACGGGCGGCCGCTACCGTCCCCGACCGTGACCCCGCCCCCAGCCGCGCCCCGCCCCCGCAGCAATGCACGCACCTGGCTGATCGCTATCGGCAGCGCAACCGTGATCGTTCTGGTGGTGTGCGGGGTGTGCGGCCGGGCGCTGTTCACGAGTCCGCCGGGCGCGCCGCCGACCCCGGTGAACATCGTCACGACTGCCGCGGCGTCGCAGGCGCCGACCAGCGCGGCGGCCGTGCTCGATCCGCGGTTTGAGACGTGCGCGGAGGCGAATGCTCATCTGTTGGGGCCGTACCGACGTGGTGTTGATCCGGAGTACGCGTGGTATGAGGACCGCGACGGCGACGGGGTTGTCTGCGAGCGCCGCTAGCTCTTCCGCAGGTTGGCGCCCTTGCCCGGCCGGGCCTTCATCGCCTTCCGCAGCAGCACAGCCGCATACAGCGGGGTACGCGCGTCGAGATGCGCAACCGGCTCGACGCCGAGGCGCCTGATCACCGTGCGGGTCGACTCAGGTTGTAGGTCGAACTCGGCGGCGACCTGGGCGACGGTAAGGGCTAGCTTGCCGTCGACCTCGATGCGGATTCGTGCCATAAGTCTCGGCCAGCCCATCTGTGATCCACCGCGGGTCCGCGTCCATTTCCCGCGGGCATTCGGCGAGGAAGTCCTCGTCGAGTTGCCAGCGGTCGACGATCGGCAGCGGCTCGGTCATACTGACACCCTAGCGTGGCAAGCGTCACGCGTCTACCCTTGCGCCCGACACGCTGGCGTGTCATACTAGAGGTACAAGAGGATAGCGGCCCCAGGGAAACCGAGATCAGATCCCACCGCAGAGCAAGCTGCCAGGGGCAACCAAGCACCAACCAAGGGTCCGCGGGAAGCGGCAGTCAGGCCGGGTACGACCGCCACCAGTAAGCCCTAACGCCGGGGGTTCGACTCCCCCCAGACCCACGCAAGCAAGCCCCCGGACAAAGGAGAGGGCATGCAGTTCGCAGGGCTCGACCAGTACGCCGTGACGGTCACCTACACCAACCCCCGGGGGCGCGGTCCCAACGCAGGCGCCAGGGTCACCCGGACGGAGCGCAACATCATGGCGTACCACCCCGAAGGGGCAGCCGACGCGGCCATCGTTTACTACGAGGCGGCCGGCAAACTCGACGTCACGGTGACCTCGATCACCCGGATCTGACCGCTTCCGTGCAGCCCAGCCGCGCTGGGCTGACGCGGTGGCCGCCAGGCCAGCAACGCTCGACCGGCGAAGTGAGTCCGGAACGCGCAGCAGAACTGCGACCCGCTGTAGCGCTTCGCCGGTCGAGCCCCAAGCTTTTAGTCCCGCGCTCGTAGCACGCTTCGGCGGTGCTCGCGCGGCCAACGTCCCGGAGGACACACAGTGCGCACCCACAACTGGACCTACATCACCGTCAAGACGATCGTCACCCTGTTCATGGCCGGTGCCGCCAGCATCAGCTTCATGCACATCATCGACGTCAGCCACACCCTCGGCCTGGGCTGGGAGGCGTGGACCGTCCCGTTCCTGGTCGACGGCTTCGCGGTCCTCGGCCTCATCGGCCGCTCGCACCGGTTCGCCGAGTCGACCCGCCGCGCCGGCCTGAAGATCACCGCCGCGATGGGGCTGCTGTCCCTGACGTGCAACGTGATGGCCGGCGACAACCTCGGCCAGCGGCTCTACGGCGTGCTCGTGGTCGGCGTGTTCGTGTTCGCCGAGTGGTACTCCGGTCGGCTGATCGCCGCCCCGGCGCCGCCCGCGCGTACCGCCCGCCGCTGCGAGCCGGGGTGCACCTGCCGCCGGCACGCGAAGGCCGCGACGTTGACCCCGGCGCAGAAGGGCGCGATCACGAAGGCCCGCAAGCGCGCCGAGCGGGAGTTGGCCGAGATGCGCGACGGGTACGTGCCGGCTGACGCGCCGGTCAGCCCGGCGCTCGTCTGATGACTGGGGTGGTGCCGGAACCCGACAAACGGGGTCCGGCACCTGCCCGAGCCACCAGGCCAACCCCACGACGAGAGGATGACGACGTGGACGACGAAGCACTCTGCCGCATCGCTGCCGCCCTGGAACGCATCGCCGACGCACTGGAGCGTCAGCCGGCGAGATCGCAGGTACGCAGTAGCGGCCTGCCCATGCCGGCTAAGGGATTCCGTTGCCCGGCCTGCGATCACTACACAGCGAATCACCGCGAGCACGGCTGCGACATGGACTGCGCCTGTCAGGTTCCGCACGGCAGGATCCCGCCGGGCGACCCGAACCCGGCCAGCGGTTGTGAGTTGGGCACATGTGAGTGTTGACCCGACACGGCAAACGCCCCCGACCTCACCTCGAGGTCGGGGGCGTTTTGCTGTCTCATCGTGGCGTCGTCGGCTGCATCGCGGCGGAAGCCGCTTCGGCCGGCCGCAGCGCGGGAGGCGCCGGGGGCTGCGCGGACGGGATCGGCGACGGGTCGAGCTTCTTCCGGTGCAGGTACGCCGCGATCGCCATCAGCGCCGCCGTGCCGGCCGCGTACGCCGCGGTGGTCCGCACCTGCGTCCAGTCCATCGGTTGTCCCACAGCGGCGTCTACGAGCGCCCGCTGCACCACCTGTATCGCGGCGTCGCCGGCCGCGGCGAGCACGGCGACGGCGATGCCTTGTAGGACGGTGCGCCACGCCCGGTTGAGGGCGTCGAGCCGAAGCCACCTACGCATATGATCATTCTCCCTTAGTTGGTGCCCGGCTCGCCGACCATCACCCGCAGCCGGTCGATGGTCATGTACGGGTCGTGGATCATCGCGATGAGTCGGCGCAACTGGCGGTCCAGCGCGTCGGCGTCGCGGCGCACCTGCCGCAGATCAGCGCGCACCTCGCCCAGCTCCCGCTTCAACGGCTCTACCAAGTCGGCCGCCCCGCCGATCAGCACCCGCGCCGCCCCGGCGACCGTCTCATCGGCCTGCGCCACGATGCGCCGCCGCGCCGCCCGCACGGTCAGCAGCGCGTACAACCCGCCGCCGCCGCCGAGCACCGTGCCGATAAGCCCCAGCAGCGCGGCCAGGAACACGTTCACAGAGGCACCTTCGTCCGCCAGAGGTAGTTGGTGAGCTGCACAGCCCGCCAGTGCGCGGCCACGCCGAACGCGGCCACGAGCACGCCGCCGAGCAGACCGCCGAGCATGGCCGCCGGTACGGCCCACAGGTACGCGCCGAACCCGACCGGGATCAGCGCGGCCCGCACGATCAGCGTGCTGGTGATGACGTCGCGGACGCACACGCCGACGAAGTACACCGCGCCGCCTGCGAACAGCAGCACGTACCAGAGCAGCCGCGCCCACGCGGGGATCCCGTCGTCGAGCGGGCCGTTGACGAAGCCGGCCACGCCGGAGACCAGGCAGACGGTCAGCAGCCACAGCTCCAGCGGGTTGTGTTCGAGCGGCACGAGCACGGTGAGCTGGCGGCGGCGTGCCATTGGCTTAGCCGGTGGGCGGCGGTGGTGGAACGGCGCCGTCAAGCCCGCCGAGCACCTTGCGCACCGCGGCCTCGGCCGCCGCCTCGAGGTGCGGCTTCAGCGCGTCGACGAGCTCGTCGACGTCAACGTGCGCCGGCTCGGTCGGCGCTTCCGCGGCGGTGAGGAGCCGGCCGAGGATCGACCCGGCCTTCGGGTAGGCCGGGTCGCCCGGTACGGCGTCGGTTTCGTCGATCAGGGCGTCGCGCAGGTTGCTGACGTCCGTGAGCACGTGCCCAACCCGGCGGCTGGGGTTGTGCGGCGTCTCGAAGAGCAGCTCTTCGCCTTGCTCCATGTCCAACCTCCAGTGGGCGTGGGAATTCTCGTGGGACTCGCGGGTATTCCAGTGCACGTGCTTGTCGTGCGGGTTGGACCCGGTGTACGGCCGGCGCACCCATCCGTCGGAGCGTGACGCGATCTGTCGATTGTGAATCCAGTACCGCGACGACTCGTGGTCCTCAAACACGACCTTCAGCGCCTCGACGTCCGCCGCGTAGGGCTGCCCTACCCCGTTGAGTTCTACGTCCATGTCCCACGCGTCGACAGACCCGGCGTCAGTCTGGCCGGCCGGGTCGGGGTTGTGGTCGCTGGTTGTCTCTTGGTGGGCGGGGTCGCCGACGGTGCCGTCGGACTGCCGGTCCCGATCCGGGTAGTGGAAGTCGACGGCGGCCCGGAAGTTGGTCAGGGCACGGTTCAGGTACCACGTCGACACGTCAGGCACCTCCCTTAGATGTCCGTGCCGGTGTCGCCGACGTCTTCGCCAGCGTTCTCGATCTTCATCTCGAAGTCGAAGTCGGCGCTGCCGACCAGCGTGACCGTGCCCGTCCCGTTGATCCGCTGCACACACAGCAGCAGCGACAGCGTCTCGTCGGCGGCCGGGGTGTACGTCGTTTCAATCGTTCGCGTCTCGCCGAACGCGATGTTGTCCTGCTGCCCCTCGGCGACCGCGCCGGGCAGAGTGGCGCTCCCCGTGGTCGGCGTAGACCCGTCCGTCGTGTACGTGATCACCGCCCGGATGTGGTCGTTCGCAACTGTCGAGTCGAGCTGCAGCGGGCCGGCGGAGATCTTGTACGTGCGGCCGGCGAGGACCGGCTTGTCGTCGAGACGCATGATCCCGACGACGCTGGTGGTGCCGGCCGAGGTGGTGACCCGACGACCCCGCGCAATGACCTTCTGCGTGGCCAGGTTCAGGTCCGCCGCGGTGACCGTCTGGCCGGCGAGGAACGGCATACCGGCAACCTCCTTACTTGGCTAGTACGAGCGGTGTCCACAGCCGGACGTCCGCGCCGGCTGCGTGTGACTTGACGACCCCGTTGACCGACCGGGTGACGGTGAACTCCTGCGCGTCGCAGCGCAGCGCCACGACCGCGCCGCGGCTGATCGCCGCCGCGCCGCCGGTGACCACGAACGCACCCGCCGGAATGTGCGCGGCGGTGGTCTGCACCACCCGGTCCCATACCATGCCCTGGTCGTCTCCGGTGGTGGTGTCGGGTTCCCCGATCTCGGTGGCACCGGCGATCACCGCAACGGACGTCCAGTCGTCCTGTTTCCACCCGATGTAGAAGACGATGCAGTTGTCCTCGAGGATGGTCAGCCCCGGATAGGCGATGTCTTGCGCGGACACGTTGAGGCAGGCTGCCTTGGCCGAGATGATGTTGGCGACGTCGTACCACTTGCCGTTGCAGCGGCACATCTGCGCGCTCGTGTCGGCGCCGGCCACGCTGCCGCTGAACGTGATCGTCGGTGCGGCCTCCGACGCTGACTCGGCGATCCGCGCGAAGAGCTGCACGTTGGCGCCGGCGTCGAAGACGGGTAGCCGGATGTAGCCGTCCGGGGTGTCCGGGAAACCGGTACCGGAGTTGCGGATCGCGGCCAGGCACAGCAGCAGGCTGCCGGTCAGGTGCGACGGCATCGTCGGTGTGACGGCCGCGTCGACCGCGTGCGCCGCTGCCCCGGTCGCGTTGAAGGTCGGCGCGGACGCCGCGATGTCGGTGACCGTCATGCGCTCGCCGCCGCAGCGCACGTCGAACGGGAACTCGGCATCGTCGGTGGTCCACAGCGGGCCGCTCGTGGTGGCCACGTCAAACTGGGTCGTGCCCGAGGTCAGCGCTTCGGCCAGTTCCGACCCGGCCGTGTCCAACTTGCCGCGGACCGGGTCGTTGAGGACCGCGACGTCGTACGGTCCGCTCGGCGTCGAATGCCAAACGAGGGTGCGCAGGTGCCCGCCGAGTTCCTCGGTGTAGCCCTGCACAAGCTGCTGGATCTGATCCGGCGGCAGCCACACCGGCGGGTTGTTCATCACGAACCGGTCGCCGATGTCGACGGCCGGAATGTTCGTCGGCAGCAGCGGGTCGGCCACGACCTCCAACGTGTGCAACCCGACGCTCACATCGGGGTACCGGACGTCGTCGAACGTACCCACGTGCGCCACCCACGCGGCGATGTCGGGTAGCTGCGCGTCGGCTTCCACGTTGACCCGCAGGTCAATGTCGTAGGTGCCGACCCCGTCGGGCGGATCCAATGTGGACAGCCGACCCTCGGCGACGATGTGCCGGTAGCTCGACCCGTCGACCCGGATGGCGGTCACGTCGTTGCGGATCAGCCGGTCGTCCTCCACCGGCAACGGCACCGCGGTCAGGTGGAAACCCTGCACCTCGAGGGTCGCCTTCGCCGGCTGGTTGTACAGACTGACCCGGGTGCGGTAGGCGAACCCGAACGCGTCCCGCGGCTCGAACAGGATGCCCTGGTCCGCTTCGGCCGCTTCGAACAGCAGGTCGACCAGCTTCTCCGGCCGCTGGGCGCCCATCGGCGCGGTGTCCCCGGCGGTGCCGATGATCTGAAGGGCGATACCTTCCTCAGTGCACAGCCGGCTCATGCGGTCCGCGGCGGTCTCACCGGGATGCCCGTAGATCGCGTCGATGTGCTCCGGGTCGACCGACAGCGCGCCGGCGGTCGTTGACGCCGACTCCGTCAGGTACATGTGGCCGACCCGCGGGCTGTCCGGGACACCGACGTTGAGGGTGACCCGCTTGAACCCGCCGATGGTACGGCCGGCGAGTGTGTCGTCTTCCACCTCAACGCCGTCGAGGTACAGCTTGACGTTCAGGTTCGCGCCGGACTGCCTGACGGAGAACGCGATGTGATGCCACGTCGAGTCGATGATGCTGATGCCGCTGTCGAGGGTGACCACCTCGGCGAAAGCGGCCAGGTCGAAGACCCGCAGGCCCAGGTTGCCGGCGGCGGTGATCTTCGGGAACCACACGAGGGAGTCGGTGGTGTACAGCGTGATCGGCGTGCTGTCCGACGGGGTGAACGACAGATCGGCCCGCCACACCGACTGGTGCATGAACTGTTTGTGCGTAGCGCCGAGCGGGCTGGTTACTGCACCGCTCAGGCCCATGATGGTGTCCCCGTCGCCGGTGGCGTCGACGGTGAACCCGCCGCCCGGGGGCCCTTCCGCGCCGAACGGGAACTCGCCGGGGCCCGACGTGAACGTCACCCGCAGGGGCGGGTCGCCGCCGATGGCCGGGGCTGCCTGGCTGGAGTTTGGACCGTCCTCCAACGGCCAGTACAGGACGGCGTCGGACCGTGTGATCGCCCGGTACAGCGCAGACCGTAGCGGCTTGACACCCTGCCCGAGTCGGCGGAGGATCCCGGCCGCCTCGATCGGCGTCCACACCTCGGCGTGGGACATCACCCACGTCTGCGGCCACGACGACACCTCGCCGTGGAACCGGTAGTCCCCGCGGACCGCGATCCGGATCGGGGTGTTCCGGCCGATCAGCCCGTAGTAGGGGCCGGTCGGGTTACGGGGGCTGTACTTGCCGGTCCGGTTGTCGAGCTCCAACTCGGCCGTGGACGCCTGGACGCGGGACCCTTCGTTCATCCGACCCCGGTTGATTATGACCGTGGCGTCGCGGTAGCGGACGTCGCTGGTGATGTCCAGCCACACCCCGCCGATGAACAGTTCGACGTGCAGCTCCAGCAGCGTCGCCGGGAACGTGGCTGGCCCCTGCCCACCCTGCGACGGGCCGGCGAGCACCGCACCGGGCCATGGCTGGCGCAGCCGCCAGCCGGCGACCAGGGGCGCGACGGCGGGGCTCACCGGCTATTCGTCCCAGACAACCCAGCACCGCATGTCGACGGCGGTGGTGGGTGTGGTCGCGCGGACGCGCAGGAACCGCGACACGGCGATGATCGGGCGTTCGTCGGGCATGAACTGGTAGGTGTAGGTCAGCGGCGACTCACCCGACGTTGAGGACAGCGACACCACGTCGAAGACCCGCGTCGCGGTGGTCGCACCCTCCGCCGTCGCTGTGTACCCGGTCGCCGCGACGCCGAGCGTCAGCAGCGACGGCGGGGCGTTCGGGTCCAACGGCTGCACACCGGCCGCCACGTGCGCGGTGACGGTCGCCGCCACGTCGGTCTGCAACAGCTCGACAACGGCGTCGGCGCCGGGCGGGTCATCGACGCTGAACCCCCACGCGATGAGTTGTATCTGCCGGGTCGACGGCGTCGCGAGCTGCAGCATCGTCTTGATCGCCGTGCCCGTGGTGACCGCCAACTGCGCCGCGGTGGTCGGCATGGCCCCGTTCCAGGTCTTGTACCTGTGCATCGTGTCGTCTCCTGTTAGGTGCCTAGAACGGTCTGAACGTTGCCGCCGTTCACGCGGACATATTTGCGGATCATCTCGGCGATGAAGTTGTCCATGGCCGACCCGCCCGAGCGGACCTCGAGGACAACCCGGTTAGACGCGCCGGCCGGGGTGACCCGCTCACCCGCTTGCAGGCGCGCCACCACCTCCGAGCCGGGCGGCCCGGGCACCACGCCGCCGGAGTGCATCCGCGGCAGGTTCGGCGTGTTGAACCCGCCGAGCGTCCCGAACGGTGTGGCAAGGCCCGGGATGTGGAAGTTGTTCCACCGGTCGATCACCCAGTTCAGCGCCGACCGGAACGCGTTCTTGACCCCGTCGAACATGCCGCTGAACGCCGCACCCGCCCGAGCGGGCAGCCCCCGGAAAAACCCGATGAGCCCGTTCCAGCCCGCCTTGATCCCGTTGAAGATGGCCAGCCACGCGCCGTACGTGAATGCGAAGTATTCACTCAGCCCGCGCAGCGCCTGGCCGAGCAGAGGTAGCGCAACCTCGGCGACCTTCAGGATGATGTCCAGGAATCGCACGGCGGCCGGCGCGCCCTTGGCGACGATCTCGAAGAACTTCCCGGTGGCCTCGCCGATTGCGGGGGCATGCTCGGCGAGTGTGATGAACAGCGGAATGCTGGCCGCGACCGCCTTCTCGATGCCGGGTAGAGCCTTCTCGAACATCTGCGCCAACGCCGGCGCGAGCACGTCAATGATCGGCGCCATCATCGCGCCCATGCGGTTCAGCGCCGGCGCCATCCGCTCGAGGGCGTCGCCGAACGTGTCTGCGGCCCGGATCAGCGGCGCCTTGAACGGGGTGCCGAAGTTGGCAAACGCCGCCTTGGCGCGGGTGCCCAAGCCCGTGAACGCGGCAGCGACCGCTGGGTCTCTCGCGGCGGTCACGATGCCAGCTATGAGGACACCGCCGCCGACGGCCATCAGCAGCCCGGCGGTCACGGCCGCAGCCATTGCCGGTGCGGCGGCGGTAGCAGCTCCCACCAGCGCGACAGACATAGGGCTGGCCAACATCGGGGCGAGCTTCGCGGAGAACGACTGGCCGAACCCGACCGCCGCATCGGCGCCGGCCTTGACGAACCCGCCGAGCGACCGCGACGAGTCGCTGACGCGGCGGGTCATCCTGCGGGCGGCGTCGCCGACCCGGGCGAACACCCGCTCCAGCGGGTCGGAATCGCCGTCGAACGTCAACGTGACCTGGTTCCGGCCGCCGATCATGTGACCTCGATCCCGGCCCGGTCGGCGGCGTTGAGCAGCGCCCGGCTCAGTACCTTCTGGATCACGCCGGTGTCCCGCTTGACTATGTATCCCTTGTGGAGGTAGCGGCCCCGCCTCAGGTAGGGCCGGTGGACGCTGCCGCGGCGCCCGACCCGGCCGCCGAAGTCGAGCCACGGCATGTACGGCGCGCGCGGGCCTCCCTCGGTCAGCCGCACCGCGCCGCCGATGGACGTGGCCCGCAGCGACTGCCGCGCCCGGCCGGTCCGGCGGGGCACCCGCGGCCGCGCGTAGTCGACAACAGCGTCGGCGGCGTCGCCCGTCGCGAGGCGCAGCGCCCGCGGGAGGGCAGCTTCGAACTGGGCGAGGTTGCGGGTGAACTCGGTGAGGCCGTCGATCCGGATCGCGTCACGCACTGCCCCCCACCTCACCTCTTGGTCTTCAACATCTCCAGCTCTTCCCGCTGCGCCTTCCTCGCGAAGTACACACACCAGCGGAGGTACTCGTCGTTACTCATCTCCGTTCGGAGGCTGGCCACCGTCATGCCCAGTTTCTGCGCCAGGAAGAACTGGAACTCGAGGTCCGGGTTCGCCTCGAACGCTTTTGTACGCCTCCTTGTCGGCGTCGCCGCCCAGCGCCGACAGTTCGGTGATCTTCTCCGTGACCGCTTCCAGCTCGCCGGCGGGCGAAGCCTTCTGCCACTGCCCGACCTCGGCCTCCGTCATCGCAGGTTCGACCATGCCCAACGCGAGCATCCGACGCTCAATCGCCTCGTTGCCCTTGGCGGATTGAACGTGCATCGCCTCGATCCGGTTGAGGGCCCGTACACGTACCGTGCCGATACCGGGCACATCGACGTCGGCCTCCGCGAGGCGGGGCTTCAACAGCCGGGCCTTCAGGTCATCGTCTACATGAGACACAGTCCTCACCCCAACGGGTACAGCTTGTAGGTCACGGACGTGGTGAATGAGTGGGTGACCGTCACCACACCAGTGGACGTGTTCACCTGCTGCGGCACGATGAGGAACACCTTGGAGGTGCCGTTGGTCACCGTCGGCGCGTTCGCCGCGGCGGCCGCACCGGTCGGCGTGAGGCTCGCGTCGGAGATCGTCATGTCGTCGGGGCTGCCGCCACCGTTGATGATCTCCAGGTAGCAGCCGCGTTGGCCGATGATCGCCGCGGCGATCGTGTCTGACGCGGCCACCGCCGCACCCGATACGACGGTGCCGTCCCGGTCCGGAGTCGTTGCTACCAACGCGCCCATACCGACTTCTCCCTTATTACTGGTTGGTGGACGTGACGGCGTCGGAACACTGCATCTCACACGACCACGTGACCATGTCCGCGACCGGGCTCGACTCGACGTACTTCTCGACAAGCACCGAAACCGAGTCCTGAGGCAGGCCCGACCCGGTGCCCTCCGGCCGGCGAACCAACGTCACGACAGTGCCGACGAGCGGCTCGATAGTGTCCCGCGGCCCGGCCGCCCCGTTGTCGTAGACGCCGCCCATCGTGGCCCGGTTGTTGCCCAGCCCGCCGGAGAAAACATGATCGTTCTTGCCGTACGTCGTCACGTCGTGCGAGTCGGCGCCGCGCTCGAACTCGGAGGTGTTGGTGAACGCCGACAGGTCCACGGCGTTCAGCGAGATGTACGTGTTTTTGCCGTGGACGAACGCCATGGGTCAGCTCCCTGGGCCGAAGATGTCGAGGTCGAACAGCGCCGCGAGATAGTCGACGCCGGCGATGGACACCACGTCGAAGTCGATCGACACCACGCGCAGCGAGTCGAACGCGGTGTACGTCCCCGACTGCAATACCGCCTTGACCGACCGGGCGCCGGTGCCGTTGCAGTAGGCGCCCAACTCGTCGCGGGCGGACCGGTCGGACACCCTCCCCACCACGAGCACGATGGGCAGCGTCATCCGGTCGGAGCCGCGGCCGTACGTCTCGTCGAACGTGTAGGTCTCGGGGTAGGACACGACCGCGGCCGGCGGTGTCAGCTTGGCCGGCGGGTACGCGAAGCACCGCAGGTTGGCGATGGTGTCCAGCCGGGTCGACACGGCATCCATGACGGCGGCGAGGTTCATCAGCCCACCGCCCGCGGACGCACGAGGCCGCGTAGCGACACCCCGACGTCGGGGTCCACTCTGGACAGGAGCCGCAGCTCCGATCCCTGCTCGGGTGAGCCGGCGATGCCGTAGGGCGAATCGCGGCGGGACAGGAACCGCGACGCCTGCAACAGGCTGGCCTGCGTCACCGGCACGGGCTGAGTCGTCCAGCCCCACGGCGCTACGACCGACACCTC